CAACGTATATGCCATCACGGGCGCTACCGGTAGCACCACCACGGGCGATTCTGCCATGTCTGTTTCTGGTGGAGTTATCTCCTCTGGCACCAGCGGCAACACCCGCGTTACCTCAGCTCTTCCCTTCCGTGTTGTTCAGCTGGTTCCGGATACTGCTGTATCTGTTGCAGCTACTGCTAGCACCTCTGGTTCTAGCACCACGGTTACCCTGACCGCAGCTAACTCTGCGATTCAGCCGGGTATGCAGCTGATCGCTCCGTCTGGAACGGGTTCTCTGGGCGGTAACTTCATCGCTGTCACCAACGTAAGCAGCACGACCGTCACGGTCTCTTCTGCAATCACGCTGGCTAGCGGCACTGCGGTTACGTTCGTAGGGTACCCTGAAGCATTGGTTGTTTGGAACCAAGGTTTCCATAGCTACACCAACGCGTCCGGCGTCTAATCTGAAGGAGTAAGATAAATGGCTATTTCACGCGCCCAACTTCTTAAAGAGCTCCTTCCCGGTCTGAACGCCCTGTTCGGCTTGGAGTACGCTCGTTACGGCGAAGAACACAAGGAAATCTACGAAACCGAGACTTCTGAGCGTTCGTTCGAAGAAGAAACCAAGCTGTCTGGCTTTAGTGCAGCCCCTGTCAAAAACGAAGGCCAAGCCGTCGCGTATGACAATGCACAGGAAGCATGGACCGCTCGATACAACCACGAAACCATCGCTCTTGGCTTCTCAATCACTGAAGAAGCGATTGAAGATAACCTGTATGACTCACTGTCTGCTCGTTATACCAAGGCTCTGGCTCGTGCTATGGCTTACACCAAGCAGGTTAAGGCTGCAGCGGTACTGAACAATGGCTTCAACTCCACCTATACCGGTGGCGATGGCGTCTCTCTGTTCTCTAGTGCTCACCCGCTTGTTTCTGGTGGCACCAACAGCAACACCCCGTCAACCGGTGCAGATCTCAACGAAACTTCTCTTGAAGCGGCTGTTATCCAGATCTCTCTGTGGACTGATGAACGTGGCCTGCTGATTGCTGCAAAGCCGAAGAAGCTGATCGTTCCTCCGCAGCTTCAGTTCGTTGCTACCCGCCTGCTCGAAACCGAGCTCCGCGTTGGTACCAACAACAACGACATCAATGCGATCAAGAACAACGGTGTTATTCCGGAAGGGTTTACCATTAACCACTACCTGACCGACCCGAATGCTTGGTTCCTGACCACTGATGTACCGAATGGCCTCAAGCACTTCGTACGTATTCCGCGTTCGGAATCTATGGACGGTGACTTCGACACCGGCAACGTACGTTACAAGAGCCGCGAGCGTTATTCGTTCGGTTGGTCTGATCCGCTGGGAATCTTCGGCTCTGCCGGCGCGTTCTAAGCGTAAAATGGACTGGGAGTTCCCGGTCGGGATAAGGGGGCTTCGGCCCCCTTTTCTTTAGGAGACAATAATGGCTGATGGCATTAGAGGTTTGATGGATACGGTTAACCGTGATCCATATTTTGACCAAGTTGTTATTCCACGAGGCGCTGATCCGTGGATGCCCTCCGTAAAGTACGACAACAAGGTGCTAGCGGAACTCATAAAAAATGACCCGCAATTTAGTGGCACCAATGTAGGGGTAAACCCCGCTGCTTATCTAGATCCTCGATATCAATCTGGACTTACTAGATATGCTCTAAGCCTAGGTAAAAGGGGAAGTGCTACCGGGGAATACTACCGAGAAGACGACCCCCATAGGCAAAAGTCCGGTAGGCTTTGGGCAAGTACGATAGAAGATGACCCCTATAAATTCCTAAATACGATAGTCCACGAAAACATTCATGGTAATACGTTTGAAGGTCCCGCTAAGGAAGCGGCGGCTATGCAGAGAGGGGATAATCCTCCTTATCTGTACAACCAGCTTATTCGAGCTGCTGGGGATAGGTTACCTAAATTTGGTACGAATATCGGGTATGAGGACTATGAACCCGTTGCTTGGGTAGGCGCTAAAGAAGCTATGCTCCCAGCAGGTGAGATGCCTATTCAGGAAGAAATGAACCGCCGAGGAGTAGGCGCACTTTATGCCCACATGACGACAGCAGGTCCGGTGGCTACTAGATGGGAGCCATCTATAGTAGAGAAGCTCAAAGCGTACATGACTGATCCTGATGAAGAACGGATACAGATGTACGGACCATCAGGGATAAGGCGGCTACAGAACTATTTAGGTAGTAATTTTATGGCTGATGAACCCTATGAATTGAGGGGCAACGAGGTTGAAAAAGCTCGTAAAAGGAAGTAATTGACACCCTTAAGTAAATACCATATAAGGAACCAAGTTCTGGGGATTTTTCTCGTACCACCACTGACCCAGCAGACGATGCAACGATCGGTGCGAGGCTCTTGCATGAGGACTCAATAATGGGACGCTCTACTTTCGAAGGCCCGATTCTTTCGGGTGACAATCGTTTTGGTCCGCAGCGCGATGTCGGCTATGCCGTTCTCGCTCAGTCTGCTGGCTTCGATGTATCTAACGTAACCGCCGGTTCATCTACCTTTGCTGGATCTTCTGGTCAGTTCGTAGTTTCCAATAACATCCCGAACCTTCCGGGTAATGTTTACACCGCTTCTTCTACGACGTATCCGGCAGCTGTCGCTACTCCGACTGCAGACTCTGCTACGAACGTATATCGTGGATGGGTTGCTTACCTTCCCGTAGGTAGCCGTATCAATGACATCATTGTTGATTGTGGCACCGCACCCGCAGTAGCTGGTGGTACCGCTGCTCTGACCGCAGCTATCCTGTATGTCTCTAACGGCTTCACCGCAAACGGTGGCACCGCTGCATACGCTAGCATTGCTAACATCACTGCCGCTGGCCGTCAGTCGCTTGCGACTCTGACCGGTACCCAGCTCGGCAACTGGCAGGCTACTTCTACCGATATCCTTGTTGGTAACGGTCAGCCGAATCTGTCTCAGGTTGTCTTCACGCTGGACCTCAACGGTACGGATCTGGATACGGCTACCGGCATTACCGGTGTTCTGTACTTCACCATTCAGTACACGCAGGCCGACGGTAACATCGGTACGCTGACGACTTACCCCTACGGTAATCTCGACTAATAGCGAGTGGGGGGCTCCGGCCCCCCTTTAACCTTGAGGTGAAGTATGCGTCCAGTAACTTTTGCACAGACCGGAGTGGGTTCAACCCCCGGCTATGTAGCTGATAACTACGTAACCCCTTTCAACATTGGGTTTGGCGTTGTCGTCAGTGGTACCGTGAATTACACGGTAGAACACACTTTTGATGGGACTACTTGGTTCCCTCATCCGACCATCGCATCTAAGACCACGAATCAAGACGGTAACTACGCGTTCCCCGTTCTTCAGATTCGTCTTACGGTGAATTCTGGTGGTGGTATCGCTACGCTCACTCTTATTCAGGCGGGTCTGACCTAATGGCCTACGTCGGCTACACAGGAGTCGCAAACCTAGCGAATACGTCGCCGGGTACCGCGGACGGTGTTGTAGCCAATGCCTATAATGGGTTTGGTGACGATGTTGGGGATCATGGGGTAGTTGATCTATATGCCTCCCCGGTTCCTGTAACTAAGTACTATATCCTGATGGAAACCTCTGGCTACATCCTCCAAGAGGACGGTAGTAAGATTGAGTTGGAGATTGACTAATGGCTGATACAAAAATCTCAGCGATGCCCGGTGCAGCGACTCTGGATGGCACAGAGATCGTACCCCTTGTTCAAGCTGGGGGTAATGTACAGACCACTGTTTCTGATTTCGTCTCTCAAACTCTAGACGTTAATCCAGCTACTCCGGCCCAAGGTGGCACGGACATCACGACATATACGACCGGCGACACGCTGTATGCGTCCGCTACGAATGTTCTGTCTAAGCTGGCTGGTAACACAACGACCACTAAGAAATTTCTTTCTCAGACAGGTACGGGATCAGCTTCTGCGGCTCCCGCTTGGTCTACGGTTGGCGCTGGGGATATCGTTACCCAGTACGGTGTATTCCAGAATAACGCGACGCTGACAAATGTCACGCCCGGAACCGGGATGGCAATGCAGTTTGATACCGCTGATATTCACGGCCACGGCGTCGAAGTGGTTAATGACGGCGCTGGAGATCCCACGAAGGTCACCATTGATACTACTGGGTTGTACAACTTTCAGTTTTCAGCGCAGCTCAACAAGAACTCAGGCGGTTCTTCCGCTATTGATGTATATATCTGGGCTGCGATTGACGGAACAGCAGTACCCGAAACGAACACTCGGGTCACAATCCAAGGTCCTAGCTCTTATACGGTCGCTGCATGGAACCTGATGTTGAACGTCACCGCAGGCCAGTATTTCCAGCTGATGTGGGGTTCCTCTGATTCCCACGCTGAAGTGACTTATATTGCTTCACCCACTATGGGACCAGCGGTTCCAGCAGTTATTCTTACTGTTAATAGGGTAGCGTAATGGCTAAGGAAGTTTGGGATAAAGAAAGGCCGAAAGGTCTTGGGAAGCCTAAAAAGCTGAGCTCAGCCAAGAAGTCAGCGGCCAAAGCCGCGGCAAAGAAGGCTGGTCGTCCTTACCCGAATCTTGTTGATAACATACGTGCAGCGAGGAAAAAGTGATGGCTAAGTCACCTGCTTGGACTCGTAAAGAAGGAAAAGACCCCAAGGGCGGTCTAAACGCTAAAGGTCGCGCCAGTGCAAAAGCACAAGGGATGAACCTGAAGCCACCGGCACCGAAGCCGAAGACTAAGGAAGACGCTGGCCGACGGAAATCATTCTGTGCCCGGATGTCAGGGATGAAGAAAAAGCTAACTTCCAGTAAGACGGCTAATGATCCCAACAGCCGGATCAATAAAAGTCTGAGAGCGTGGAATTGCTAGTATGTCTGAGATACTTGATTCAATGAACGATTCGATCAAGCATGCAGTCGATACAGTATCTATCGCCACTGTAGTAGGGACGCTGACTCACATGCTTCCATCGATAGCCGCTTTATTCTCAATTATCTGGTCTGCTATCCGTATTTATGAAACGAAGACGGTACAGAGTTTGATTGGCAAAGGTGATGACGACGATGCCTAGCAAATCTGCTAAGCAAGCGCGTTTGATGAGAGCCGCGGCTCATAACCCTGAGTTCGCCAAGAAAGTAGGCGTACCGGTGGGAGTAGCGAAAGAGTTCTCTGAAGCCGATAAAGGCAAGAAGTTTGGTCTTGGCGGTCGTATAGATCGTCAGAAAATCAATAAGCCAAAGACCCGTCATGGGAGTATGGCTCTTTTCAAAGAAGGTGGTGATATGGCTAAGTGCAAGAAAATGGCTTCTGGCGGTGAAACCTCCATGGGCAAAGTAAAGACCGCAGCTCCCAGCAAGGACGGTATCGCAGAACGCGGTAAGACCAAGGGTAAGATGGTCAAGATGTGTGGCGGCGGCATGGCGAAAGGCAAGAAGTAATGCGTGCCTCACGCGGGATGGGTTGCATAAACCCTTCTAAGATGCCCAGTAAGAAGACTATCCAACGTAAGGATGACCCCAACTCGGTTGAGGTTTTCAAGAAGGGTGGTTGGATTGCTGACGCTATCAAGAAGCCCGGCTCTCTTCGCAAATCCCTTGGGGTTAAGGAAGGCCAGAAGATCCCAGCAGGGAAGCTGGCTAAGGCTGCTAAGGCTCCCGGTAAACTCGGTCAGCGAGCACGTCTCGCGCAGACATTAAAAGGATTCAAGTAATGGCGACTAAACAAGACGTACTAAGCTTCCTCAGCGCCGAAGGCTTCTCAGCTTCTGGCTACGAAGAACAGATCCTCAACAAGTTTCTCGCGTTTATGGAAGCACCGGCTCCTGTAGCTGAAGCTCCGGTAGCAGAAGTTGTTGAAGAACCGAAGGCAAAGGCTAAGAAGTAATGTCTACGTCAGGTACCGCTTCGTTCAATCTAGACCTTAACGATCTTTTCGAAGAGGCGTTTGAGCGCTGCGGTAAGCAGCTGCGTAGTGGTTACGACTTCCGTACCGCACGGCGATCCATGAACTTGCTCACGATTGAGTGGGCAAATCGTGGTCTCAATCTGTGGACGATCGAACAGGGTCAGATCCTGATGAATACGGGGCAGGCGATCTACGCTCTCCCTATTGATACGATCGATCTTCTCGACTGTGTGACGCGCCAGTACAACGGCCAGAACACCAACCAGATTGATATCAACGTATCGAGGATCTCCGAATCTACTTACATGTCGATTCCTAATAAGAACGCATACGGTAGACCGATTCAGTTCTGGATCGATCGGCAAACGGGTGATCTTCCCACGGTACCTACGACGACGCTGGATGGCGCTATCTCAGCTACGGATACGACGATTACTCTGACTTCTACGGCGAACCTGTCTACGACTGGGTTTATCAAGGTAGGAAACGAGGTCATCGGATATCAGAATGTAGTGGGGAATCAGATCCTCAACGCGTGGCGTGGTCAGAACGGTACGACAGCTACTTCCCACCTGACGATTACTCCGGTGTATCAGTACAAGCTTCCTTGTGTGAACGTATGGCCTACGCCTAATTCTCCGGGAAATCAGTACACGTTTGTGTACTACCGGATGCGTCGCATGCAGGACGCGGGAAACGGTACAACGACTCAGGATATCCCGTTCAGGTTTATTCCTTGTATGGTCGCTGGTGTGGCTTACTACCTAAGCATGAAGATCCCTGAAGTCGATCCGAATCGCATCGGTATGCTGAAGGCTGACTATGAACAGCAGTTCCAGCTCGCAGCCGAAGAAGATCGTGAGAAGGCTACGGATCGGTTCGTGCCACGTAATATGTTCTATAACCGGTAATGCCTAGTAAGTTTGCCTCTGGTAAGCACTCGATATCGCAATGCGATCGGTGTAACTTCCGGTTCAAATTGAAGGATCTGAGGACTCAGATTCTCAAGACTAAGCCTTGGCAGGTTAAGGTCTGTAAATCATGTTGGGACCCTGACCAGCCCCAGCTGCATTTGGGTATGTTCCCAGTGAACGATCCGCAGGCCGTGCGTGATCCCCGTCCTGACGTGAGTTATTACATGTCAGGCACAACCGGTCTTCAGGATAATTTCACGGATGGTATTGTCTTGGATGGGTTTGGATATCCTGCTGGCGGTAGCCGGGTTATCCAATGGGGTTGGGCTCCGGTAGGTGGAGCTCGTGGAAACGATACTGGACTAACACCTAACAACTTGATCTGTATAGGACAAGTAGGTACAGTCACTATTACTACGACTTAGGAGGCCATCATGGCTAAGCACGACGATATTGTTGAAGATAAGAAGCTTATCAAGAAGGCGATTGGCGCTCACGATAAGCAGCTCCATGGTGGCAAGAAGACCAAGCTTCCTTTCAAGAAGGGTGGTGTCACTTCTGCTGATATGAAGAAATTTGGTCGTAATCTGGCTCGCGCTAAGAATCAGGGGTAATACCATGGCTAAGGAAAACAAGCCGGCTGAAGCTTATGCCGCCAACGGTACTGATTTTGAGCTGACCTATACGCCCGGTTCCAAGGTTATTTCTGAGCTGAATATCTCAGTAGGTGGCCTCAGTAAAGGCAACTATCCACCGGAGAATAAGAACGGTGAGATCACGATGCGCGGTGCTGGTGCAGCGACTAAGGGTAAGAAACTCCGGGGTCCGGTGGCGTAAGCCTACATGAACTACGAAACGCTATACAACACGATTCAGGCGTACGCTGAAACTACAGAACAACTGTTCGTAGCGAATATCCCTGTATTCGTTCAGCAAGCCGAAGCTCGTATTTACAATACGGTGCAGATCCCTGCGCTTCGTAGAAACGTAACCGGTACGGCTACGGCGGGTAACAAATACCTGTCGCTTCCTGATGATTACCTGTCGACGTATTCCCTTGCGGCGATCGATCTGGATGGTAACTACAACTACTTGCTCAACAAGGATGTGAACTTCATCCGTGAGGCTTACCCCGATGCAGGGGAAGTAGGTATCCCGAAGTACTACTCTTTGTTTGGTTCTCAATACGGCAACGTCAATGAGTTGAGCTATCTGATGGCTCCTACGCCGGATCAGAACTACACGGTAGAGATGCACTACTTCTACTACCCACCAACGATTGTCAAAGGGCAGATCACAGCGTTTACCAATGTTCAGCCGGGTTCTTTATACGCTAACGGCGTATACCAGAACGTACCCCTCACGGGCGGTAATGGCCTTTCGGCTACCGCTAATATCGTGGTTGTTGGTGGGCAGGTCTACTCTTGCGAACTCGCCTTTGGCGGTAACTTCTACAATGTAGGCGACATTCTTGGGTCGTCTTCTCTGGGTACATCAGGTACCGGATTCAGTGTAACTGTAGATAAGGTCTCCAACTCTTCTGGCACCAGCTGGCTTGGTGATAACTACGATCCCGTGCTGTTCTACGGCGCTATGCGGGAAGCTATCTTGTTCCAGAAAGGTGAGCAGGATCTTGTGGGTTATTACGAACAGAAGTATCAGGAAGCTCTACAGCAGCTTAACCGTCTGGGTACCGGCCTCGAACGCGGCGACGCGTACCGCGATGGGCAGGCTAGAATTGGGCAGGTTAACCCGTGATTACTCAAGGTCAGACCACGATATTCAAAGCCAACTGCTTAAGTGGGCTGGAAGACTTTACCGCGGGTTCTTCCTATATTTACAAGATCGCCCTGTATACCGCTAATGCGACGTTAAACAATACGACATTGGCCTATACTAGCGATAATGAGGTATCAGGGACCGGATATTCTCCGGGTGGTGAACAGCTCTATCCTGTAGCTCCGGCGTATGATTTAAACGCAGGAGTAGCGTACGTATCGTTTGCGAACGTAACATGGAATCCAGCGTCGTTTACTTGCCGTGGGGCATTGATATACAACAGCACAACGGGAGCAGCTGTCGCCGTGCTGGACTTTGGTTCGGATAAGACAGCGACTAGCACGTTTACTATTACTTTCCCTACGGATGACGCAGCTAACGCCATCATTAGGTTTGCTTAAAGAGGTCAGTATGACGAACGAACTTTCAAATTTTGGGGATCACGCCGTAGCTACCCTGCAGGCGAACGCTTCTGGTGATGAACAGCTGGGTATTCATGGGCATTACCATGTCGTATGCCATGACAAGGACGGTAATCTGAAGTGGGAAGATGAATTCCCTAACCTTGTTGTACAGGGTGGTAAAGAGCTCATGCTCGATACGCTCCTCAAGGGAAGTGGCTATTCAGTAACGGGTCCGTTCTTGGGTCTGACCAAGGTCAGCCTGACTCCGGCGGCTACGGATACGATGACCACGCTGGTTACGACCAATGCGGCTGAGTTCACCAACTACACGGTAGGTGGTTCTGCGGTACGTGGTACGGCGGTATTTGGTTCAGCTTCTTCTGCTGGCTCTACTCCGTCTAACGTGACTACCTCTACGGCTTCCTCAATCACTTACCTGATTACGGGCGCTGGTGGTACGGTCTACGGCTGCTTCTTGGTCCTTGGTACTGGTGCAGTTAATACCCAGAGTTCTACCGCTGGTACGCTGTATTCCGAAGGGAACTTCACCTCTTCCAAGGTGACTACAGCTGGTGATACCGTTACGGTTACCTACAGCACGACCGCTACTTCTTAAGGGGGTCTTAGATGGCGTTAATTATCAAAGATCGCGTACTAGAGACATGCTCTAGTCCCGGCACGGGGTCTGCGACTTTACTTGGTGCCGTTACTGGGTATCAGTCGTTTAACGCCGCGGTAGGTAACGGCAATACGTGTTATTACACGATCGCGGATCAGAATGGCTCAAACTGGGAAGTCGGGGTAGGTACTTTTACCGCTCCGGCTACACTGGCGCGTACTACGGTTCTGGCTTCTTCTACGGGTTCGCTGGTTAACTTCAGCTCCGGTACCCAGAATGTCTTCCTGACCTATCCCGCGGGTAAGGCGGTAACGACGGATACGCTGGCATATCCTCCGGCCATTGGTGGTACGACTCCTAACACGGGCGCATTCACTACGCTGACCGCTAGCGCGGATTCCTCGTTCACCTCTACGGGCGCACTCCTTATTTCTAAGGGTACGACGGGTCAACAGCCGGGTAGTCCGGTTACCGGTATGCTCCGGTACAACACGACCAATAACGTGTTCGAAGGATACTCAGGAAGCTCGCCGGGGTGGAACTCTCTGGCTGGGGTTACGATCAACAATGATACGACTTCAGTCGCGTCTTACTACCCTATGTTCGCTACTGCAACTAGCGGCAGTACGTCTAACGTATATATAAGCAACGCGAATTATTTGTTCAACCCAAGCAATGGTCAGCTTAGTTCTTTAGAGTTCTACGCGATCAACAGCGTCTATGCCGCTAATTTGAACATAACCACAGCGTATACCTTACCCGCAAATGTAAGTGCTTTCAGTATAGGTCCTGTTACTATTAGCGGATCTGGGTCTATCACTGTACCTACTGGTAGTACCGGAAAATGGTACATCGTTAATTTTACTTAGGTGTAAACATGGCTAACTTTTCTATCTCGGCTACCACGCTTACGTTCCCAGACGGTACTACAATGGTGACTGCGGCGCAGTCTATCCCTTCTGGATCTAAGACTAACTTTTTCCAAGCCGCAGCCCCTACGGGCTGGACACAGTGTACGACGTACACTTGTTACTCAATGCGTATCATCAACGGTACGGGTGGTGGTACGGGTGGTACGGTAAACTTTACTACGGCTTTTGCTTCGCAAGCTGTATCGGGTACTGTTTCAGGCGGCGCAGTGGCTGCAACTACGTTGTCTACGTGCCAAATACCAAGCCATAGCCATTCTGTCTATGTTTATAACAACGGCGGTCCCAATACAGTTGCTAGCTCACAGAGCGGTGCCGTAAGTTATGCGCCGGTATCCACCACAACTGCCGGTGGCGGCAGTTCACATACCCACACATTTACACAGCCATCATTCTCTGGATCTGCTATTAATCTAGCGGTTAAATACATAGATAACATCATGGCTATTAAGAGCTAATAAAGTATGTCAAAGATACCCGAAAAACGGTTCTGCCCTTTGGGCGCGGAGTGCGAATCGGTTAAGGACGGTACTATTCACAAATGTTATTGGTTCGTCCGGGTTCGTGGTGTAGACAAAAACACTGGAGACGAGGTAGATGATGAGCGTTGTTCATTAAATTGGCTACCCATGCTTCTTATAGAGAATTCTTCTATGCAGCGATCTACAACAGTAGCTGTGGAATCATTCCGTAATGAGATGATAAAAGCCAACGAGGTGCAGCAACAGATATTGTTGAATACAGTTAAAGATGTAACACCTGATCCTAAATTGATTGAGGGGTAATTTTAAATGGGCGCGGTCGAGATTATTTATGATGAGTCTGACGTGGTAGACGGGGGTTTACCAAAAGCGGAAGACGCAAATGTACAGGTTCATACATACTTTCCTACTAGTATTTATACAGTGGAGGTCCCTGAGTATTTGGAGCTAGTTAAATCTGTAGCCATAGAGGCGGTTTCTGAAGACGCTAAAGATTATGATGAGATTTTCCCCGTGGTCATGTCTACAAACCTATCTTTAGATCCTAGGCTAGACGGGTTTGCTAATTATGTTGGGAAGATTGCTCTAGATATTCTGGATCTTCAGGGCGTGGCTACCGAGAATTACCATACGTACTTCACTGAAATGTGGATGCAAGAGCACCACAAACACTCATTGATGGAACAGCATAGCCACGCGGGTGGTACGCAGGTCATAGGGTTTTATTTTCTTGATGTCCCTGAAAAAGCCAGCCCTCTGATAGTGCATGACCCTAGACCCGGTAAGGTACAGATTGGTTTATTTCAAAAATCTCAGACGGACATCACCTATTCAAGTGATACCATAGTTATACAACCTAAACCCGGTATGATGGTGTTTACCAACGCTTGGTTACCACATTCTTTTGGTCGGCATGGGTCAGATGAACCCATCCGGTTCATCCATTTCAATCTGGCTACGGTCCCTAGGATGAATCCCAATCAGGAGCCAATGGCATGTCCGAGTTCTTGATTCGATTTAATAAATCCCGAGGGGAACCGGGGCGGGGTACTCTAGAACATGTGTGGCGTGTATTTGAAGGGGACAAAGAGTATTTGTTTAAACACGTTAGGATTAATACAGTAAGTTATTCTGTACAGACAGGCGAAGATTGGAATATCGGATGCCGAGGACTCTTAACGATCGATCGAAAAACCTCTACCGCGATTATCGAGGCTGAACTATGAAACTTTCTATTATTCCTTCTGACGGCACCGTCTGCGAAGACGGGGTTTGCTACATTGATCTTATTTGGACCGGAACTCCGGCCAATGTACATGCTCTCCAATGGAACGATGACGCTCCGTTTGATATAGACGATGTAACTTATTACGGTTGGATTGAGTTCAAAGACGGATCTCCCAACCAAGATATTTCAGTGCTCCCACCGTGGGCTAATAATGCTACCGCTGCATGGACCGCAGCGGCTAACCCGCCGCCTCCTCCGGCTCCTACCCCGGAAGAAATTCAAGCTCAAAATAAAGCTCAGGCTGTTTCACTACTCCAACAGACTGATTGGGCTGCTACAGTGGACATTGCTGATCCCAAGTACTCTAACCCGTATCTGATGAATCAGGACGCGTTCTTGGCCTATCGTTCAGCAGTTCGTGAAATCGCGGTATACCCACCGACCACTCCGGTTACGGTATGGCCCCAGCTTCCTACTGAACAGTGGAGCAGCTAATGGCCGCTTTATTCAAATGGGTTATTGAACGTCTGAGCGAAGCATCTACGTGGCAGGGGATCACTGTTGTGGTCTCTGCTGCGGGTGTTCGCATCGAACCAGAGCTGGCTTTACAGATCGCCACCACAGGTGCATCTGTGTTCGGGCTTATAAACGTCATCAAGAAGGGCTAACTGTAGTCGGTTACAATTAGCCATTGTCTTCAATGGGGGCCGAAGGGTTAAAAAATGTTTGGCTTCGCTGCGTTTTCTCAGGCCCCCATTTCTTCGCTGGCGAACGCTCAGTACATTTTCTCGCTCGTAGAAAATCTGAGCTCAGGTGACTCAGCTACTGCTAATACGGCTTCAACCCGATCAATCTCTGAAGGTATTACCTCTGGGGATATACGGTCTTTAACTGCCGCATTTGCCGCATCTAGGACAGAAAACCTTAGCGTTGCTGATCTTTCGACTATTGGTACCGCCTTCATAGTTAGCCTTTCTGAAGGGTTGATCCTTGATGACGTTCGATCTGCTTCGGCTAACTTCCCTAAGTCTATTTCCGAAGGGGTTACATCCGCTGATGCTGAATCAATCGATGCGGCTTTTGCAGCTACCCAGACAGAGAATTTAGCCGCTGGGGACTCTAGCACCCAAACATCTACATACAATGTAAGTGCGACCGAAGGAACCACGGTAGCCGATGCCTATACCATCACGGCTGGGTTCGTTGCGTCTATAACTGAAAGCATAGGTGTCGTTGATCTTAGATCTATAGCAGCTGCATTCTCCGCGTCTATTTCTGAGTCCATCGATGAGATGGCGATCGAAGTTATCGTCGCCGATTTCTCTACGGCGATAGCCGAGAACTCCTCACTAGGTGATGCCTATACAGTAACCCAAGGATATTTCTTTGATGTTATCGAAGGTGTAGGGGTTGATGATTCTTCGGCTGTAACTGGGGACTTCTCAGCTTCAATTACGGAGAGTGTTGATTACAAGGATCTAAGCTCAATCAGCATTGGGTACTCTGTATCCATAACGGAGGCGTTAGGCGCTGGGTCTTCTGAGTCTGGTAAGGCCGGATTCAACGTATCTCGATCTGAATCGATTACTCTGACAGATACGATTGTCTACTTCCACTATCCGGTGTCAGTAGGCTGGACTCCGATCAATACGGATATCTACAACTTCGGTAATAGCGCCCTGATGTTAGGCGGCGCTCCGTTTGGTGATATTCCGTTCAGCGGGTATTCTGGCGGTCAGCAGATTGTTGTCCCTGCATGGGCTAACGTGGATGATACTCAGGCCTCTAACTGGAACCTGATTAACACTGACATATCGACTACAACTTCCAGTAAGCTTATGCTTGGTGGAGCACCTTTTGGCGATGTCCCATTCAGTGGGTTCACTGGCGGTACGACGGTCGTCACTCCCGGTTGGAAGGACATCATTAATAACTAGGTGACACATGACTACGTATACGACGAGCTTAAAGTTTAATCAGATCGCTAATGGCGATCAGTCTGGTGTGTGGGGCACCACGACGAATACAAACTGGGAACTTACAGAACAGGCTATCACCGGGGTGCAAACCATCACGATGATTAATGCCGACTACACTTTGACGGATCTTAACGGAGCCTTAGATGAGGCCCGTAATATGGTGATTGTAGCCACCGGATCTTTGTCAGCTACCTACCAGATCATCGCGCCCTTAGCTAATAAGCTGTATTTGGTATCCAATGAAACTGCTGGTGGTTTCGATATCACTGTAGGTGGTGTATCTGGCGCTACGGTCACTGTACCAAATGGATTCTCAGTACTCATGTACTGTGATGGTACAGATTTTCTGTCGGGTCCTACCGCGTCTTATGGCGATTCCGTAATGCAGGGCAACCTAGGCGTAGACGGTAATGTCCTGATTGGGGGTCAGTTAGGTACGTCCGGTAATGTAAGTGTAGGTGGGGATCTTACCGTTACAGGGGCTACAAACATTGTTCCGGTCGGGTGCATTATGGCTTATCCGGCGACTCCGGTTCCGGGTGGATTTTTGCAATGCGCTGGGCAAGCGGTATCTCGTGGTACATACGCTGATCTATTTGCTCTGATCGGTACCGTATTTGGTTCTGGCGACGGCTCCACTACGTTTAATCTACCTAATATACCGGACCTCATTACTGGGGTTGTTTACATGATTAAGTACTAACATGGTTACTTCTCAACAGTGTTTTGCTAGGTACGGCGATCCTTCGACCAATGAAGGTAAGTTCATGGTTGTGTGGGATGTTCCTGAATGCTGTGAGCATGGGGCTATACCCAAGAAAGTCTACTGCAACAAAGACTTAAAACCACTGCTTGAGAAGGCGTTTAAGAACGTCAACGAACGTGGCCTTGCCGCGCAGGTCAAGACTTGGGATGGCTGTTTCAACATCCGTAAGAAGCGCGGTGCTACTTCTATGTCCCTGCATTCGTGGGGTCTGGCTATCGACTTTAATGCCGCATGGAATGGGTTTGGTAAGACTCCTACGATGAGTCCTGAACTTGTGAAGTGCTTTACCGACGCCGGGTTTGACTGGGGTGGTAAATGGTCTCGTCCTGACGGCATGCACTTTCAGATAGCAAAACTCCCATAAGGAGATCATCGTGCCTTTACAGAAGCTTCAATTCAGACCGGGCCTTAACCGAGAAGGTACTGACTACTCGAACGAAGGGGGTTGGTACGACGGGGATAAGATCCGTTTCCGCTCTGGTTTTCCAGAAAAAATTGGCGGCTGGCAGCAGTTGTCTCCTGATACGTTCGAAGGGGTTTGTCGAGACATCTGGGTTTGGCTGGATGGGGACTTGGGCGCGGGCGCGACTTATATCGGTGTAGGTACGAACGTAAAGTACTACATTTATTACGGTGGTAGTTACAACGACATCACCCCTGTATACCAGACGGATGTTCTTACCGATCCCTTCGACACTTCCTATTCGACTCTGTTTGGGGATATCAATGCTACGGTTACCTCAATCACAGTAAATTCTGGGGCGTCTTTTGTAACGTATGGTGGTGTCGCTCTGATCGGTTCGGAGCAGATCGCTTATTCCGGTGTGTCAGGCAACACTTTGACGGGAGTAACCCGTGGGTATAACGGGACTACGGCGGCTACGCATCCTAACGGCACCGCCGTACAAGGTTACAACGTCATCGTTACGGACACGGACTACAACCCGAATGCGGGTGATTACGTCATCATTTCAGGGGCTACGGCTGTTGGTGGTATTACCCTTAGCGGTGAGTACACCGTTGCATCTGTAGGGTCTTCGTCCCAGTACACAATTCTTTCTCCCACGCCGGCTACTTCAGCGGCGAATGGTGGTGGCACTGTCACCATTGAATATCTTTACCCAAATGGTAAGGCCGTATTCACGATTGGTACGGGCTGGGGTGCTGGTCCTTGGAACGCTGGCTCGGCTTTAGATCCTTGGGCTCACGGCTGGGGTACGGCTTATTCTTCCGGTATCGGGCAGCAGCTGAGACTGTGGTCTAGCGATAACTTCGGTGCCAATCTTTTGTTGGCTCCACGTGATGGTCCTATCTTTTATTGGCAGGATGCTCTGACAATCGCTACTCGCGCCGAGGCCGTATCTTCGGTAGCTAACGCGACTACATCAATATCAGATGGCACTACGTTCTTATTGGGTGTGACCTCAATCACTGTGACTAGCGCAAACGCGCCGTACATTTTCCCCTATATGTACATCACAGGGTCAGGTATCCCGGCTAATACGATCGTCAGTCCTTCTTATGTTACTGGGTCTACGACGGTTCCGATTGTCGATGCTACGACGCTGGTCGCGGCTACAACGACGCTGGCAAGCTCAGGCACGTACTATTTTTCCTACGCTGGGGCTTTCGCTCCCGTTGCTACGTACCAAGTCATCGCGTCATCTATTCAAGAGTTTGTGATCGCCTTTGGCGCAAACAATTATGTTCCGGGTGATCCCAATACCGCTTTCAACCCACTCTTGGTACGGTGGTCAGATCAGGCTAACCCGCTGCAATGGATTCCGCAGATTACGAATCAGTCCGGTGAATATCAGCTCACCAATGGCTCGTACATCATGGGAGCCCAGACGACTCGTCAGGAAATCCTAGTTTGGACCGATTCCTGTCTCTACTCGATGCAATATGTTGGTGCTCCGTATGTCTGGGGATTCCAGATCATCATGGACAATATCTCCGTCATGTCCCCCAACTCCATGATTACGGTTAACAACGTAACATACTGGATGGGACGCGATCGGTTCTACATGTACTCTGGCCGCGTGGAGGTGCTTCCTTGCGCTCTGCGCCAATACATCTTTGAAGATATCAACATCGATCAGGCTTATCAGGTCGTATGTGGTACCAACAACGCATTCAATGAAGTCTGGTGGTTCTACGTCAGTCTGGGTGGTGGCGGCACGATCGTAGACCGGTACGTGGTCTATAACTACCTCGATCGGAATTGGTATTACGGGACCATGAATAGGTCTGCATGGCTGCAGACTGGCACACAGCCTTACCCGATTGCTGCGGACTACAATGGCCGGCTTCTCTATCATGAGGACGGTAATGACGATAATGCTACGTCAGTTACGGCACCGATCACGGCTTACGTTCAATCTTCTGATTTCGACATCGGAGATGGGCATAACTTCGGGTTTGTCTGGCGTATCCTCCCAGACATCAACTTCAACGGGTCTTCCGTGAACATGCCTTCGGTTACCATGACGGTTAAACCCCGTCAGAATTCAGGTACACCTTACGGAACGGCAGACGTACCTAAAGTGCAAAGCTACCAAGATTATCTGCATATCCCTCAATATACGGTCCAACAGTTTGATGGTCAGGTGTACACCCGACTTCGCGGTCGCCAAATGAGCTTCCGTATTGAATCTACTGATCTTGGTGTTGCTTGGCAGCTGGGTAGCCCCCGTATCGATATCAGACCGGATGGTAGAAGGTAATTATGGCCGCACCTAAGAACACACCAATTAGGCATACGATAGCGCCTAACTTACCGATCGCTCCAGTTGGGTACAGTCAGCTGTATATAGATCAGTTACTCAACGTACTTAGATTGTACTTTGCCCAGATTGATAACTTCACGCTGGGATCTACGCTACCTTATTCTGGACCTACGGTGGACAGGCCTACGGTCGGGTTAGCCGATGGTTTGTTTTACTTTGATACTACGCTGGGGATACCGATATGGTGGTATGGGCAGAATTGGGTCGATGCTACGGGAACTACCGTATAACGCTTAATAATGGTAGCATCCGCGTATGAAAGCCGTTGAAAAACCTAGGGTTACATTAGATCAGTTCAAGGCTAGCTTGGCCGATGCCATAGCTGCTGGAGAAGTCGATCAAGTAGATCCACCCGTTGAGCATTACTACACTCCCGATCTATACGGTCGGCGTATCTTCGTTGATAAAGATACAGCCATCATGACCAAGGTGCATAAGACGGAACACATTACGATCGCCCTCAAGGGCCATTGCACAGTAGTGGATGAAAACGGTGTTAAGACAGAAGTTGTGGCTCCGGCAGTATTTGTCACAAAGCCGGGTACCCGGAGAGCGGTTTACGCGCACGACGATGTTGAATGGGTTACGGTGCATGCCTGTGCGCTCAAGGATCTTGGCGCTATTGAAGAAGCCCTAGTCTGTGAATCTCAGGAAGAATACGACCGCGAAGATTACAACCGGGTCCTTCTTGAGTACAACATGAATGAGAAGTGGGCTCGCGCCATTTCTGAGAATCCCCGTACGCTAACCGCAGCTTTGCCGGAAGATGCTGACAATGTACAGATTTGCCCGTCCTCATTAGAGGGCATGGGTGTCTTTGCTAATAAGGACTTTGAAGTAGGCGACCGCATTGGTGCTACTCGACTGGGTACTCTCCGCACTCCGATAGGTCGGTTCACTAATCATAGTGCTCGTCCAAACTGCGAATTTAGAGTAAGCGACCGTGGTATCGACGCGTTTGCTATTCGCCCCATAAGTAAGGGGCAAGAAGTTACCGTATGTTATAGACTTGCGCGTAAGGTAAGCATTGAAGCTATACGCTTCTTGGAGAATCCATCATGAGTTTCGTTGCTCTTGCAGGTGCTATTGGTGCCGGCGCTACTGCATTAGGTGCTACCGCTGGTGTTGCCAGCGCGGTCGGTGCGATCGGTGCAGGTGCGATCGGTGGCGCAGGTCTGGGTGCTCTAGGCTCCGCTATTACAGGTGGGGATGTGGGTAAGGGAGCTCTATTCGGAGCTCTTGGTGGTGGTATTACAGGTGGTCTGGGTTCTGCTGTTGGAGCTATGGGCGGTTCTGCTGCTGGCGCTGCTCCCGGCGCGGCTACTGGCGCGGTAACTACTCCTGTTGCTTCAGGTTCAAGTTCTTTGGTTGGGCAGGGGGCTACTAATCTAGCTACTCAGGCGGCTAATGCGGCACCTACAATCGCTACGAGCGGAACCGGGGGGATTGCTCCGGGTAGCGTAATTAATGCTATGGGTGGTAATTTGGCTGGGGCTGTCCCAGCTAATGCGGGTGTTGGTGTTACTAATGGCTTAGTAACCGCTGCTAATACTGGCGCGGTTGGCGCTGGTTCAGGCATGGGGACCGCGGCTCTTCCACAGGCTGGTGGTTTATTCAGTGGAGCCGCTGCTCCTTCTTATGCGGGTACATTCTTTGGGCAAAACCCACTGATGACCATCGGCGCTGGGTCAATGCTTGGTAGTTATCTTGGTGGAAATTCAGGTCCTACACAGGCTACCCCGCCAAACCAAGGATGGAACCCTCTTTCCTATTACAAGTTTGACCCTCGCAGGTTCCAGCCTTCTCAACCTACGTATATTCGTACGGGCTATGCGGACGGTGGTATCGCCACATTGAATCCTAATTCAAACATGATGCAGTCGGGTCCAGCCCAGACTAATTTCATGGGGCAGGATGCTTATCCTACGAGTCAGCAGAAGTTGAGTTTCTATTCAGCGCCGTCGCAAATGCCGACTAGCGCACAGCAGGCTGCAGCAAGTTATGAACCGGCGACCAACCCTCTGACCGGTGAACCTTTGGCGCATTTTGCTGGGGGTGGGATTTCTGATCTCGGACATTATTCCGATGGTGGCAACTTGACCCGTGGTCCGGGTGATGGGGTAAGTGACGATATCCCTGCAACGATTGCTGGTAAGCAGCCGGCTCGTCTGGCTGATGGTGAGTTCGTAGTTCCCGCCCGCGCTGTATCTGAGTTAGGTAATGGGTCTACCGAGGCTGGTGCAAAACGCCTCTACGCTATGGTCGATCAGATTCAAAACAAACGAAAGAAGTCCATGGGTAAAAAGAACATCGCCGTGGATTCAAAGGCGCGTAATGTTTTGCCAGTATGAGTATCCGGATTGCTACAGGGAAAGATGTTCATGAAATGGTCAGGTTGGCGTCGCTTATGCACGCGGAATCGGCCTATAGCAAATTTAATTTTGATACAGTTAAACTGACTAATAATTTTACTTTCTGGGTAAACAGCCCGGACTATTTTGTTGCAATCGCTAAGAACGATACTGAAGAAACGGTTGGTGGGTACTGTGGATACGTTACTGAATACTTTTTTGGTAAAGATTTAATAGCTTGTGATTTAGGCCTGTTTATTGACCCAAACCACAGGGGTGGTATGACCGCGGTCAGGTTGATTAAAGCTTTCGAAGACTGGGCTAAATCAAAAGGGGTTAAAGAAGTGTGCCCCGGCACAACAACAATGGTCGCACCCGAAAGGACAAGTCGGTTGTATGAACGCTTAGGCTATTCTGTAGTCGGCTCCATATTTAAGAAAGAGGTGTGATATGTGTGGTAGCGGCGCTGGAGCACCAGCAAATACTAGCTCTCAGGTAACGACAAGTAACATCCCTGAATACATGCGGCCTTATGCCCAAGCAATGCTTGGCGGGGCTATGAAGCAGGCTTTTACTACCGATAGTAAAGGTAATGTTACTGGGACTCGTCCATATCAGGCGTACGGGGTAGATCCCGCTGCTTATAACGCGGTAATCGAAGCGCAAAATAATCCGATCCTAGGTTGGAATGACAGGCAGAAAAAGAATAATCCAGAAGCTTACGCAGAAGCCCAACGGCAGTTAACCAACGCGCAGGGAGCTCTGCAGCAGGCTACTCAAGCCCAGTACATGCCGTACAAACAAACGGCAGCGTACAAAACGGACGAGCAGGGTAACTTATTAGGTACCCAATATGATGCCCAAGGAAATCCAATACCGGGTAGCGGCGGCGCGGCGGGTGGTTCTGCTGCGGTAGCGGGCTTCAGCCCTATGCAGCTTCAGGCTATGAACGCTGCTCGTCAGCTTCAGGTCCCCGGTCAGTTTGCTCAAGCTACAGATTACGCTAATCAAGCGGCTCAGGGTTCTCTGGGTATCGCCGCTCTTACCCCCGGTTTGGCTAGCGCCTCGATGGGGTACGGTGCTTCTGGTGCTGGGTATGGGGCTAAAGCTTCAGAAATTGGTATTAGGGCTTGGCAGGATGCCCAGCGTCGCGCTGATAGAGCCGCGCAGCAGGCTGAAGTTTATGGGGCTGGAGCAGCTCAGACCGGTCTGCAAGGTTTAGGCTACGGCGCTCAAGGCGCTGGGTATGGCGCTAATGCCGCCGCTATGGCAGGTATGGGTTACGGAGCTGGCGCTAACTACGCGGCGCAAGCAACGAGTCCCGGTGCTGTTCAGGCATACATGAACCCCTATATTCAGGCTTCGCTTGCTCCACAGTTACAGCTGTTGGGTCAACAGACCGGTATTCAAGGGGCAGGTCAGCAGGCCGCGGCTACTTCTTCTGGCGCTTTTGGCGGTTCTCGTTCGGCGCTAGCTAACGCTCTTTCCCAGCAGGCCGGCAATCTTGCCGCGCAGCAAGCGATCGGTCAGGGTTATAACCAAGCATATCAGAACGCTATTCAGTCCATGCAGTATGGCTCGGGTCTTGGGCTCCAAGGTCTTCAGGCCGGTACTCAGGCGCAGCTTGCGGGTATGCAGGGAGCTCAGACCGGTATAGCCGGTATTAGCCCGGCGCTTCAAGGGTATCAGACTGGACTTCAGGGTGTTGGTCAGCAGATTAACGCTGGTGAGCTCGGTATACATGGGGCGCAGGCCGCTCTTCAAGGCCAAGGTCTTGGTATCCAAGGAGCTCAAACCGGTATCCAAGGCGTCCAAGGAGCCGTCGGTGCCAATCAGCTTGGCCTTCAAAGTTATGGTCAGGTTGGTGCGCAGGGTATGAATCTTGCCAACATTGGCAATATGCAGCTAGGAGCCCAACAAGGAATCATCGGGCTTCAGAATCAACTCGGCGGTATACAGCAACAGCAGAACCAGAACGTCATCAATGCTGCCATGCAGAACTTCCAGACCGAACAACAGTACCCGTACCAGCAGTACTCGTTCCTTAATAGCTTGCTGCGTGGCCTACCCACTAGTCAATCAACTACGGCTACTTATCAAGCGGCTCCTAATCCTTGGTCTCAAGTCGCTGGTCTTGGTATCGCGGGTGCTGGTCTTTACGGGGCGATGTCTGACATTCGAACCAAGGACAATATCAAGGCTGTTGGTCGCTTGAAGAACGGACTTACCCAGTACGAATTTAACTATAGGCCTGAGTTTGGTGATCCTAGTATTCGCTATCGTGGTGTTATGGCTCAAGAAGTTGAGCAGATTAAGCCGGAAGCTGTTGGGGTATTGCCGAATGGCTACAAGTACGTTAACTACGACATGATTGGCACCCGGATGGAGACGGTCTAATGAGTATCACTAGCACTTACGGGACTATGAACCGCGCTGAGGGTCTCAGCATCGGCGACATCGTTAAGGGTGTACAGAGTGGGTCTATCCCGTCTTACGTCGGTATCCCTCTCATTGAGAAAAAGACCAAGGAAGCTCAGAAGCTCCAGATGGCGCAGGCTCTTATGCGACAGATAGAGGGTGGTCCTCCGACCACAGTGAGCGATCAAGTTATGCAGGCTGCGGATCAGGTAACCCGTCCGGTAGCACCCCCCGCGCCCACACTACCGGCGACCGGTCGTCAGCAGCCTGCTCCTAATATGGGTATCGACGCAGCCCAAAGTAATATGCCTGCAGAGTACGCGGGTGGTGGCATTGTTGCGTTCGCTGATGAGGGTCTGGTCGAAGATCCCTACGAATCTTATAGCCCCTACGATACCCCACCGGGGTACTCCCCCGATTTTGGCCCAGAAGGTTCTTGGAAAAGCATCTTAGGTAGATTTGAGATGCCTCATGAAGTGTATTCCAAGAAAGATATCAAGCGAATGGAAGAGCAGAACAAAGGGATGCAGGATCTCTTTGGTGCAAAGGGTACTACGGCTCGTAGTCCCATACTTCCCGGTACCTACGCTGGTCTAACTCCTCCGCAAGCACAACCTTCTCCGCAAGCTCAGCCACCGGCTGGGCCAGCTACTCCTCCGGCTACACCTAATACTGGGTTCAAAATCGAACGTGGGCTTGAAGCTCCTCCGGCTACACCGAGAGATGCTGCGGCAAGCGCATTTAGTGGTATCGATGACATATATAAAGCGCATCTTGAACGTAGCCGTGCCGATCGGGATGAACTGCGTAGCATGATCTTAGGGCAGAAAGCTGACCGCGCTGAACAGGAAGCTGAGAACCGTAACCTTGCATTGATGAAGGCCGGTTTTGGCATGATGGCCGGCCAGTCTCCGTTTGCCGGAGTCAACGTCGCTCGGGGTGGTTTGGAGGGTGCAGAGTCTTACGGTAGGGGTCTTGAGCAGCTTCGTGCTGGCGATCGTCAGATTATCCAACAGCTTGCAAGCCTTGGCCTTAAGGGTCAGGAACTTGAGAATAAAGCGATGGATATGGGCATCGATATCTCCAAGGCTAAGATGATGGAGCCCTACTATGCTTCCGCGGCTGAGGAGAATCGAGCTAAATCAGGTCTATATCCGGCTCAGAAAGAACTGTACGGTGCTGAAGCCGCGCATCAGCTTGCTTCTGCAAACGAAGCTACGATGCGTACCGCTCTTCTTCCGGGTGAGCAGGATATTAAGAGACTGAAACAAGTAGCCGCTGGGTACAAAGGAACCCCCGGCGCAGGACAGTTTATGTCCAAGCTTCAGGACTGGCGTAGAAACGCTTACATGGACCCCACCAGCTCCGGAGTTATGTTTGACGCGGAAACTACTAAGGGCTTAACTTACCCGAAAGAATCTGGAACCTACCAACGAGCAGTAGCTAGTGCTAGAGCGGCTATTGATAATGCCTTTGCTCAGAATGTTAGAGAGTTCCAATACGTAGGTGGGAGCCGCGAAGGCGGTAGCAGCAGCTCGGAGTAATTAAGTATGGTAGCTCGCGTCAATGTGCCCGGTATTGGGCCGATGTACTTCCCTGAGAGCATGTCCGATGAAGACATCAACGCCAAAGTTACCAGTACATTAGAAAGCATGAAGGGGCTGGAACGCCCCGGATTGACCCCGGAACGCCCTCCTATGGAGGGTATGTCCTCAGCTCGTAAAGAGTTGTTGGATACGATCGCCGGTACGGAAGCCCCGGACTACAACACGCTCTATGGTGGTCGCAAGATAGCTGATCTATCTAAGCACCCCGGTATCGACGTGCCTATCATGAGTGGTCCGAATGTCGGTAAGACTTCTTCTGCTTTTGGTCGGTATCAGTTTCTTGAGCCCACATGGAAAGAACAAGCTAAGAAGCTTGGCCTTAAGGACATGTCACCAGCGAGTCAAGATGCCGCTGCATGGAACCTCGCTTCTGAGACTTACCAAAACAAAACCGGACGTAACCTAGAACAAGATTGGGCTTCTGGTGATCCCGCGCTACGGCAGGGCGCTCTTCGTGCTTTGTCTGGTGTATGGACTTCCCTTCCCGGCGGCATAGAGCAGAACGCCAAGTATGGTCGTGGACGTATTCTTGATCCCAAAGATTTACCTACTTCTGAACTTGTTAAGGGTGGTTGGAAGCGTGGTATGGCGGGGCTCGAAGGCACCGCTCTTGATCTTATCCCGGCTCTTGCCGGGTCTATGTTTGGTCAGGATGAGTACGCCAAGAACCAGCTGGAAGAATACAACCAGCGCATGGCCGATATCCAAGCGCAGTACCCGACCGCGTACGAGTCATTCAAGGACATTGGTAGCATCGGTCAGGCATTCGACTACGCTGCGGAAACTCTCGGCGAGACTGGCCCTGATATGGTGGCCTTCCTCAGTGGTTCCGGTATCGGTTCTTTTGCTGGTAGAAAATTAGCCAAGCGAGCTCTTGCCGATGAGATCAAGGACTACGCTACCAAGCAGGGTCTAGAGACCGCTGCGGCTGAAAACGCTTTTGCTGATCGCCTGATGGACAAGGCGATTGTCGGATCTTGGGTGGGTACTGGCGCGGCCTCTGCCGGCCTCAATATCCCTGAGACTTTTAATCAGATCTATCAAGATACGGGTGAACTGCATCCCGGTATCGCTACCGCCTTGGGCGGTGCTAAGGCCATGCTTGATACGATCGTACCCCAAAAGATATGGGGTCAGCTGACGAATGCTGAACGTTCTGCGCTTACAGCTAAGATCGGCGAAAAGGTCGATGTAGTACCCACATCTTGGAAGAAGGCTTTCGCTCTTGAGACCGGTCAGCTTATGGCGACCGAAGGTCTTACCGAAGGTGCTCAGACTGCTATTGATAACTTAGCATCTAGGATCGCCGGGTCTAGTAAAGACCTCATGGATAATGTCTTTGACTCCGCTATTCGCGGGGCCATTGGTGGTGGCGCATTTGGTGCGCCCGGTGCCGCACTCCAAGCAGGTCGTAGACCACAACCTCAAGAAGCTGCTCCTCCTACAGATCAGTCGGGGGGTCCTGCACCTACGGGTCTTGGTATCGTTCCACAGACTCCTTATGGGGGTCCGGGCGCGGCTGAGGCTACTCCGCAACAGGCTGATATGTGGGGCTTCCCCTACTTGGCCGAAGGAAGCATGGGGAGAACTGATGAACTACGTGGTGAAACTACTACTCCTAGCACACAAGCTCCTTCTACGGTTATCGATGAAGACGTTCTGTCTCGCTTGGGGTTTAAATCCAACTCTGGTTACTACAAGAACCTCATTGGCAAAGACCTCAGCAACGAAGAAGACAGAAGAGCTATTGGAGAAGTCCTTAAGCGAGTCGAATCGAATTCCAAGATATCGCGTGAGCGAAAAGAAGAAATCGGACAAATCATCCGAGGCCTCACCCCCTCACCATCACAGCAAACAGAACTACCCGGATACTTCGCGCCACAATTTGAGTCTGAGTACGGGGAGGGGTCTGAGAGCGTATATAGGAAACGGGAAGGGAGAGAACCCCCCGCACCAGAATACTTTGACTATAAGGATGTCGTTGCACGAGCTGGAGCTGGCCCTCAATTACCTAGCGGACCCAGTGCAGGTGTACCCACCGAAGGAGCTGGAGTATCTGAAACCGGAGGAGTGGCAGGCGGTACACCATCTGTATCTGAACCTGCTGGAAGAACAGCGGGTGAGCAACGTACATTAGAAGCCCAACAGGTTGCTACTAAGCAAAGGATACGCCAGCTACGCGAGATCGCGGATCAGGCCCTCCAAGAAGGTGACACAGAAACCCACAAGGAAGCTATTCGGCTAGTTAATCAGCTGGAGAGCGGAGCGGGTGAAAAGGCTAAAGCGGTGCCTACAACCCAACAGGCGAGAGCTTTACCTAGTGAAGATATCCAGAACCAAGATGACCATAACTCTGTAGGCGTTCTTAAGGGAGTGAAGGCTCCCAAGGGCGACGCGAAGTCGGCTCAGGCTTACTTCAATCAAATGCCGACGCTTATACAGAGTCTGGCTAGTATCGCTAATGATCTTGTGTACCCGACCCCAAGACACAGGTTAGCCCCCGATGTTGAAGGTGTTGAGTCCGGCGAGCGGTACAGGGGAACGGGTGGAGAAGCGGCCAAGGCCGCAGCTCGCTGGGTGCAGAAGAATCTTAGCCCTGAGACTAATGCTGAACTGGATCGATTGATTCAGGAACAACAGCGCCAAGAGCAGAAGACCTCTGCTATGGACAAGTCCCGCTGGTCTATCGATGATCTTACCGAACGCAATGAATATGGTGAATTGGAACCCGGCGCTCCCTCTATTATGGGTGGTGCTTCTGGCAACCTCGATCTTTACGATAGGAACCAAGCTAAGCAGGCTGAGTCCGCTCCTGTACAAATCCTCACACAAGTAGAGGGTGAGCGTACGGCTGGTCCTAGCAATGAAGTCTCCAAGCTCGCCAAGGTCCTCAGCCCCGAAGTCATCTCGGCATTACGTAAAGGTAATCTGCGCCAAGCATTGACTCTACACGGTGCAAACGTAGGCGGTGTTGCTGAACGTATCGCTAGGATTCTGGCTAAGAACCTTGAGGGTACTAAGGTCGTTGTGTCTCTGGGTCTAGCTGATGAATCAGGTAAACCTGTCGCTGGGTATTACGATCCTAGGACCAATACGATCCATCTGGATGCCACTAACGGGCTGAATTCGCACGTGCTGATCCATGAGGCTGTGCATCCTGTCATGTCCCATGCTCTGGCTGACCCGAACAATCCTTTAACTAGGAACCTAACTCAGCTATTCAACAAGATCAAGGATAGCCTTGGATCTGCGTATGGTGCTAAGGATGTACAGGAGTTTGCCGCCGAATCTTGGGGTAACCCCGAGATGGCTAATACCCTGCAGTCCATCTACCCCGATGGGAATCCTAATAGCGCGTGGGATAGATTCGTTCGAGCGGTTTCAAACTTTGTCCGTCGCATGATGGGTATGGAACCCAAGATGATGAACTCCGCGTATGACAAGGTGGATGCACTCTTGTCGGCGTTGGCTTCTCCTGCCCCGCAATACCGGGATGCTGCGATCCTGTATGCGCCTAATAAGGGGTCCAAATTTGCTATAGGAACTACCGATAAAATCATCGATGCTGTTCCGTTCCTCAATGAAAGACAGAAATCTGCTCTGAGTCAGGCGATTGGATCTGGGTCCGATATGGTATCCAGCGGGGTGCTTTCATTGCTACCTCTCAATGCTTTGACGGATCTCGCCGAAAAGTACTTCCCCGGTATGGCGCATAGGATCAATGATCTGGTCAATCAGCGTGGCGGGTATGAAAAGAAATTGAATAAGATGATCGATCCGATCGTCCATCTCGCTAAGCAAGCAATCAAAACTTCTAGGTTGCAGCACTCCCGGTTCGATGATCTGGTGCATGAAAGCACGATCCAGATGGTTGATCCCACACGTCGTAGGGACTACTACAAGGACGATCCTGACAAACAGAAGATCTGGGATGATCTAGACACCCGATATAGAGCTCTCGACGACGTATGGAAGAACATGTACGTACGTATGCGGGATGCCTACAAAGGGATGTACGAAGAGATCAGGAAAGGCATCGATGACCGTATCGATGGCACCGACGTGTCTAAGGACACCAAGGAAAAGATCAAGGCTGACATCATGAAAGAGATGTCTAAGAAAGGCCTTATTGATCCTTACTTTGCTCTGGGTCGCCAAGGTGATTTCTGGTTGTCCGCTACGATCAAGGATAAGAACGGTCAGGTTGACCGCACGGTAGAAGCGTTCACCTCTACGCTGGCACGCCAGAAAAGAATCGAACAGCTCCTTGCTGAAGGTTCCGATCCTGAGCAGATGAACGTCTACAACAACATCAACGAAGTTGATTACCGTAGAGCGCCGGCTGGTTCATTTGTAAACAGCGTCTTCCATTTGATGAAGGTTAATGGCGTAGCTGACGATGCGATCGACCAGATGATGAGGCTCTTTATCTCTACGTTGCCTGAGACGGCTTTTGCTAAGTCTATGCAGGCTCGTAAAGAAGGGGGTCGTTCTGGTTACGACAAGGATTCTATCGGGGTGTTTGAAAGGAAGATGCGTGGTATGGCGCATCAAGTTTCCAATCTCCGGTACAACCCAAAGATCCGTGGTGCATTGGATGATATGCACAAGTACGGTACTGCGATCGGTAAGACCGGCGGCGATAATTCTGTTCATGCCAAGTACATCAACGAGTTCGAAAAGCACCTCAAGTACGTACTCAACCCGACAAAAAATGACCTAGGAAGCATATTGTCTTCTACGGCATTCCACTACACGCTGGGCTTTAACCTGTCCTCGGCGCTGGTCAACTTGGCTAACGTCCCGATGATTGTAGCTCCTTACCTTATGGGTAAGTACTCAGACGCAAGTGTATCTAGGGCTCTTGGGGATGCGACCAAGATCTTTATGAACAGCGGACGTAAGGCGCAGATCGAGATGCTCGGTGCCGACGGTGAGACAGTGCTGATGGATGTCATGCCTTCTATTGCTAACTACGGTCCTGATACAGCGATCGGTAGAAAGTACGCCAATGCAATTAAGGTCTGGTCCGACAACGGTCAGCTCGACCGATCTCAGCTCTATGAGATGATCCAAGGGGATACCCGTACGGGTCCGATGGGTAAGTTCAACGCTATGTCAGGTTGGGCTTTCCACCACGGCGAACG